CGTGTTAGCTGGAGTGCGTCAGGCTACGCAAGAGGTTTACGATCATTCATACTGGAACGTGTAACGGCCATTCATGCAGTAGAGTTCTCCGTGTACAAACCAGGCTACGGATTTGCTGGTACAGCAGATGCCTTATTGGATATTGATGGAGACGGGCCATTCATAGTGGATTGGAAAACAGCTAAAGAAATTAGATCAGATGATATGATCGAACAATTCTGTCATCAACTTGGAGCGTACAGTCTAGGTCTACAACATCTCACAGGCATAAAACCAAAATACGGTGCAGTTGTGATAGCTCGCAGAAGTGGTAAACCCCAAATAAAAATCCTCAACAACTTAGAGTTGCGAGGATCAGAAAGTATATTTTTAGATAGAGTGGATCGTTACCACAAAAACCTTAAGCAGTTAGCTGTCGTCTAGTTTTCTTTGAGCATAAATTAGTTTACTCATAAGTACATGGAGATCGGCAATATCTGTTTTCACAGCTTCCCAATCTCCGCACATAACTTCATCATGTTTATCTCGTGCTAGATCATACAGTTGATCCAACTCTTCGTTAGTAAATGGATCGCAAGTCATTTTATCTCATCCTCCCAATCTACTTGAAACATATCCATATCATCAGCTTCAACTTCATATAGATCAGAAAATTCCCAATCTCCATCTGGATCGTGGGAAAAATCTCCTCCATCAAAGTTTCTCCAGTGTTCATATACTTTATCTTTATCTACACTATCTGGTGTAGTTATATAAAGATGATGGCAAGTCATGGAAGTGACTGTTAATTTAAAATGTTTACTCATTGTGATAAATCCTCAAATTTGGAACGTGCTATCTTACCAGCACAATTTTCAATTTCTTCAGTAGAAAAAATTAAGTGCATCCCTTTTTTAATCAGGGATGCTTTTTCTTCTTCAAATAGATTTTCAAGAATTTCAGTGTTTTGCGGGTTACTCATGGTGTTGGATCGTAATAAATAATTTGGTCAAAAGCCTCTATGATCTCATAAAGATCATCTTCAAAACTCCATACTTCCCAATCTCTATCGGGTGGACTTTTTTCTAATTCTTCCTTGATATATTTATCAAGAGAATCTCTAATCTGTTCTAATTTAGAGGTCATAATCTGTCTCCATAGGAAAAAATTTATCATCAGGATCGGGGTAAACCCCAGTGTCCTGTAGATATTGGATTGCATCATCTTCACGTTGGCTATCCAACGCAGATTGATGGTAGTACATAAATGAATCAGTCAATTTTCTACCTCCTGATTTTCTAATTCTGCAACTGTAAAAGGATCTAAAAAATTTTCTAAGATCGTAATTTGATCTTGAATATGTTTTAAATCTTTATTTAATTCAAATCTTCTGGCAGTAATACCAGTAGACGGATATTGAGCTAGTAAACGATTAAGAGTTTCTCTAGCTTCTTTTAGTGCTAATAATGCTTCAGACATTAGTTACCTCATATAATGGATTGTTATTATCTGATATTAAATCAGATTTAATTTTAAAATAGTTTAAAAATTCTTGAACATAATCTCTATGTAGTGTCCATAAAGATTGATAGTCATTACCCCTAGTCCAACAACCATTTTCACTAAAGGCATTTACTATCTCACAATGAATAATGTTTGGTTCGTCAACATCAAACCATATTTGAATATCCATACCTTGATTTACACCAGTTTGGCTATCAGTAATATCAAAAGCAAAAATTTCTTCTTCACAATCACATAATGTTTTTGTACTATGTAACTCATTAAGGCAATTCAAACTTTCTTTTATAACTGGATCAAAGTTATGAACAGTTAAATAACCCTTTGGATCGTAAGGTTCGATAGTCCATTTAGTTTTTGGCATTTTTCTCTTCCTCTGGAATGTAAGGGTCAATAAAGTTTTCTAATTTTGTAATGTGACTTTGTAATAATTCAAGAGTAGACATTTCAATTGCTCCCTCGTCATAGTCATCCATTAAGCCAGCAATTTCTACTGAAGCCTGATAGACAGTTTCTTTAATTTCTGGAGTAACTAATACAACATACTTGTTAGAATTAATCTTCATAATCTTCCTCCACTAAAAATTTAACTTCAAATAATCCTTCTGAATCTTTACCATATATCGCATAAATTTTATGCTCTTTTATAAAGTCAGTTACTAATTTTTCTACTTTGGATCGTGGGTAGATTTTGTATTCAGTTTTCATACTTTTTTAAACCTTTTTAGTAATTGTGAATATAAATCGACACCTTTAAAATAAGCGGCAGTATCTCCGTCAGCCAGTGCGGCCTCCGCAGTATCCAACACATTATCTAAAATGGTATCTTTATTGTCTTTAATCTTTTTATCTGGATCGGGTTTTGCCAGTTCCCATTTATATAGATTAAAGGAGTCCTTATAGTATCTATATGCCGTAGACCTAGGAATCTCAAAATCATTATGCAGTATATCGCATATATCCAATCTAGTTAATTTTTCTTTTGGATCTTTTTTGGATTCGTTATCTAACAGACATTTATAGATAAAGTTTTCAGCTTCCTCTTTAGTCATACTCATTAATAGATATATCAGAGTAAAGTTTTAATCTGGCAATAACTTCTTCCATAGTGAAACCACGTTGGATAGTATCATCACCGAAAGCTAAATCAGAAACTTGTCCAATAAAACTGTGCCTTTTATCTGGATCGCTCCACGCACTATCTAGCGGAAACTCTGGGTGTATTTGTTTATATTCCATATTTCTCCGTTAGCTCGTCTACATCTTCTTGTGCTAACTGTTGCTTACATATTGTGATTAATATGTTGCAAGCTTTATGAACATAGTAATGTCCTTCAATCGGAAATAGTTCTTTCAACTTAGTCATCATACCGACTAAGATTTTTATTTCATTCATAGTGACGGTTAAAAACCTTTCACTACTGTTGTCTAATGGATCGACAGCCATAATCATTGTGGTTAATGTGCCTTACAATATTACACTAATCGCCATTCATAAGCAACCTTAAAAATTCTCATTCATAATTCTCACTGATAATTCTCAGAATTTGACATTCATAACTGACTAAGTTAATTATGGATTGTCCTAATTTTTTCATTCATTATGGCCTCTAACATTCATAAATTTTTAAACAAAAAAGATTATAACCTTAGTATTCAAGATACTTTCTTTATATTAATCTGTTTACAAAAAATAGCTAATAATGTTAATAATCAATTTTCAGAAAATATTTGTTATCGTGCAGATAAATTAATAGATAAAATTTTAATTAATATTGAATTAAATAAATAGGTTGCTATCTCATATATATTAGTGTAATATTTTAAATGTAATCTAATTTTTACAACACCCATGAAAAATTCAAACAAAATTGATTCTCTTGTTTCATTTACAGAAACAGATTTAAGAGTGGATCGTCCTTATCAATCAGAAAATTTTACTAGAACTAATCTAGGTTATCAACGTCAGGGAAATGAAAATCTAATTTCTACACCATTTAACAGAAATGATGATTTAGAGACTATTTTATTTAAGACTAATGTTTTAAATGATCCCGAAGTATTACCAACATTTACAAGATATAATGAACAGTCTTTTGAATGTCCAAACAGTAAGGCTATTTTCAGTAAGAAAATCGGTAAGGTAATTTCTACAGTATCTAACACATATGAGTTAGTAAAGCATGATGTTATTTTGGATGCGATTCAACCTAACTTAAATTTCTTAGAAGTTGAACACATTATTCCAATGAATAATACAGCTAGAGTATTCATTATATGTGCTATTAAAGATAGCGATATGGAAGTGTCTAGTGGTGATTCTATCCGTAGAAGAATGATTTTTGTTAACTCAATGGATGGATCGTACAGTTTTAAAGTGATTCAATCAGATGTTCGATTATGGTGCTTTAACCAAATGGGATCCATTCAAAATTCTAAAAATAAGATGGTTTTCAAACATTCTAAAGGGGTTAACGGATACCTACAGAATCTTCCCGCGTGGTTAAAATTTCAACGTGATGATCTAGCTAATTCTATAGAGGAATTTAAAGCGATGAAAAATACATCATGCTCATCTGATATGCTTAAAAATTTATTCTTGCATAGTTTTCAAGATAAGTTGATAGGGCAGATAACAGATAAAGACACTAAAGAAAAAAGAAATAAAGAATTTAAGGATATTAATAAAGAGTGGATCGACGTTAAAAGAAACTTTCAAATTGAAGCTAATGGAAATCAGCCTAATTTGTTTAACGCATTCAACGCTATAACCGAATATGAGACTCATTCAGAATCTAGTAGGGTTGATTCCACAGAATCAGCGCGTATAAGGTTTGAAAGTCTTATAAGGGGTAGATGCGCTGATCGCATTCAGAAAGCTAGAAGAGAATGTTTAAGATTAACTACTGTATAGGGGATTATTAAAAATGATAGAAACATTCAAAACATTAAAGAATAATGATTTAATTAGGGTATCTATGACAGATGCCCTAATAGGTAAACGTGAAAAATTACTTTCAGTTGGTAGAAGATCCCATTCAAAAAAATATAATGTTGAGAAATTAACATTACATCAACTTAATAAAGATGGATCGGTTTGTAGACATTCATGTAAGTATTATTTTTATTATCGGTCAGAATCAAATTTTCTCTCATTAGCTATGTCTAATATGGCTTGCTCATTTACAAGTATTGAAAAATTAAATACTGTCTAGCAGAAAATTAAAATTTATTAATCCTAGTGTAAAAAGCTAGGATTTTTTTTTATGTGTCTCAATGAGTCTAAGTGAGATTGTAATAATTTAATAGAGTTAAGGGTATAAATAGTCATTCAATTTTTATAGTTATATCAATACTTTATACTTTTATTTATTTATATATGTGATACAATACAAAGTGTAGTTAACCATCTTTATTAACATGACTATTTCAAAAAACATTCAACTTGAACTTCCATTAAATGCTAAGTATAAAGTTACTTATGCTATTGCTGAACTTGACTCTAATCCTACTATTGAATATTTTGATGAATGGTACGATATGCAAGATTATGTTTCAGATGAAATTCAAAGAAGAATAGATTTTACTATTCAACATAGTCCTTTCACTATTAGTGAAGAAGAATATAAAGAAATAGAAGAATATGAAAATTCACTTATAAAAATAGAAGAATTATAAAAAATTCATTCAACTATTAAAAAATTCATTCAATTAATTATTATGAAAATCACAATCAAATTTGACCTCGATCAAAATGTTCATTCAACTAATCAACTTACTGAAGCTTCAAAGTATTTAAAATTGCTTTCACAACATATCGAACAGAATATAGATAAGAAAAAATTAGATAGAATTATTGGATCGAATCAACCCATTCACACTAAGGAAAAAAAGAATATCGGATATTATAAATTTGAAAATAATAAAGTTGTAAAAACAGAATCAGAAGTAGAAATTTTAAAAGATATGGGAGAGTGGAGTAGAAAACATTTTGGATATAAAAAAGATGGATATTTATATTTCAATGGTAAAAAAACAAAAATTGATGATGATGATTTTGATGAGTGGGAAGATTAAATTAAATTGCTCCAGAACTAAAAATATTTACAGCTCCAGAATCTAAAATTCTGGGGTTTTTTTACTGGAAATAAATAAGTAAAAATTGAATGATTTTAAACTTGTTAATGTAGTATTACATAGGTTAACTTTTAAAATTATAGGATTCTTACGTTTGAGATTCTCTAGTTATACCAATTAATTTAAAGTCTCAGTATGTGAGATTACATAGAAAACTATAGGATTTTAGGGTTTTTAATGTGATATTTTAATGGTTTACTATCTAATAAATAAATGGTAAAATTAAGTGTAATCTATTTTATTTTTTACTATGGCAACCCCCAAAAATGTTTGGAACAATTCAGCAGAAATGCACGAGATTCTAAAAACAGAATCAAAAGAATATTTCAACAGCCCAGAACCAGAAGAAGTTAAAGAAATTCAACCTGATGGATCGATTAAAACTTTTTATAATTGTCCCCCATCACAATTTGCGATAGATGCAATTTTGAATGAAGCAAGAATTAATAGATTTAATGGAGGTTCAAACAATGTCAGATTCTAAACTTGATTATGAAATCAAATGCTTGAATGAAACATTGGGAACTAATTTATTCTGGAACCGATACGGTTCTGGATATGTTCTTTTTGAGAATGGCAACTTTAGCCATGAAATAAATCAAGCAATGACTTACAAAGAATTTCTTAAGTCTATTCAAACTATTAGATATTGTTTTGAATCTAAATTGATTAAAGAACAATTTATTAGGAAAACAAAAAAAGATGAATTTAGTTCTTACTATTCCAAAATTTCTAAACTTTGATTTTACCTCTTTCCCGTATCACTAACCATGAACAACCCAAACAATCTAAACCGCATCAAACTTTATAGGTCAGCCACCCACCGATCAAACCGCACCAGACTTAATGCAACGGTTTTCATAATTACACTAGCTTCTATTCTGTGGGCTTGCTATCTCACAGACAAAGGTTACAAAAAATGTCTAGCAGCTCAAACCTACACGACAACAGAATGTGAAAAGCTTCACTACGGTTGAAGAGCTCCAGAACCCGCGTTAATACCCCACCCGCTCCCCATTTTTGGGGGGTGGTTTTTTAAAAATTTTTCTTAATTAAAAGGACACACGGAACCTTCTGATAAATCAAAGCATAAGCGATAAATGTACTACAATATAATAATACTACAATATTACTCTAGTGTCAACTATTTTTCTTAGGTTCTACTGAAATTGATAGCTGTGGAGTGTTTAAATTGATGTTCTCTACGCTCTCCCCTACTACTTTACCAAGAGAATCTAGTATCTGAGCAGCCGTTTGCAACTGACCCTTCCTAACTGCCTGTTCAAAAAGCCTCATTCTCATTCCCTGGAGTCGTGAGATCATCTTCTCTCTATCCTTCTCCCAATCCTCATCGTTCCATTCTTTCACCTTTCTCCAATCACTCCACGCAGTCTCGACACCAATCTGTTCCCTGGAAGCGTGTTCCAATACAAGTTGTCTTGTAGTTTTACCTGTAAGTTGCCTTGAGTATAGTTTTTGCCTTCTAGCTTCTATTACTGCATCAGGTTGTCTTTTTCCACATACTCTTCCATCTTTACGAGCTCGCTCAGATGTAAATTGACCATTTGAATTACGAAGAACAGAATCAGCCACGGACTAAATTTGTTGTTAATACTTGAATAATAACCCTAAATATAGTGTTTAGTCGACAAAAACACAGAAATCCGTCAATATTTAAGCTATTCTTTACTACATGAGCACAAAAACAGCCGAAAATCTATCACTTAGATGGGCACAGGGGGAGGTGTTCAACGCAAAACAAAGATTTAGGGTACTGGTAGCTGGTAGAAGATTTGGAAAATCATACTTATCCTGCATCGAACTACTAAAAGCAGCAATAGACCGCCCAGGCGAAACCTATTTCTACTGTGCTCCCACCTACCGCATGGCAAAAGACATAGCCTGGAAAGAAATAAAGAAACTTATCCCAAGAGAATGGATACAATCTAAAAACGAAACTGACCTCAAAATAGAACTAATCAATGGATCGCTAATCGAACTCAAAGGCACAGAAAACGCAACAACCCTGCGTGGCCGAAGCCTAGCTGGAGTAGTACTTGATGAAGCAGCCTTCATGGATTCCGATGTCTGGTTCCAAGTTATTCGACCAGCCCTCGCAGATAAACAAGGTTGGGCACTTTTCATATCCACACCCGATGGCACGGCATCATGGTTCTACGATTTATGGTGCTACGTTCCAGATGATGAAACAGGTGATTGGAAACGCTGGAGCTTCACAACAATAGACGGGGGTAATGTTCCAGAAGAAG